ATTGTATTCGTACCACAACAATGCACAATTTGCCAAAGCGTATGAAAACCACATCAAACTATGAGGATAATCTTTCTGAATTAGATTTCCCACAAAGGCTGTGACATAACAAAATGTAGCTATGGCTATAGCAATAACTGTCATTATTATTCCTCTTCAAAAGGAGCGTCGGCACCATCAATAGCACCATCGACACTTTGTGCTACTATCCTATTTTCATCTCTTGTTCTTAGTTCTAATAATCTAGCATACTCTCCACGCATGTTCATATTGATATAATTACCATCTTCCATACCCGGCCCATGCCTAGATGTAATTGGTACTAATTTTCTATTACCACCTCTCGGACCATCTTCAGCAATTTCTTCTGGTGATTTCATTTTAAATATAGAAAAGGATGTACACAACCAAACTAATCTATCAGAGCCACTAACGGTATCAGTTGACTCTTTAGTAATTCCATCTCTATTAAGTTGGACAAAAGCAAGACAGGGAAAGTCATACTTAACTGCTAAGTTATGCAACTCTGTAATCTGAAATCCTAATGCCTGATACTCCTGAATATGACCAGAAATAGACCCTGAAGACATTAACTTTAAATAATCATATACAACAAGACAAGGATTAGTACGACCATTCTCATCTTGCCCGACATCCTGAATTAACCATCGCTTGATAATATTCATTATCTGTTCGAATGATTTACCAGCCACACTAGCATAGTTATACGGCATCTCTTTAATTTCGTCAACCGCATTTTGTACATTTAATATCTTTTCTTGATCATCTACAAATTTACCAGTAGAAACATCGTTAATTGGTATACTACTTAGATTAGATATGATCCTATTTAAATGGTCTTCCTGTGACATTTCTGTGTCCAGCATCAGCACTGGAATTCCCTGCCGAGCGACATAGATAGCTACATTGTCACCAAACACACTCTTGCCAGTCTTAGGCCGTGCAGAAACTAAATCTACACACTTTGGTCTTAATCCTCCACCTATGGCCGCATCATATCTATCATAACCTGTAGACACACCTACTTGATCACAACGATTCTCCATAATGAATTCTAAGTATTCATCAATTCCCTTCCCTAGTTTGTCGGACTTGTTGTTACCATCGTCTTCTCGTAGAAAATCGGTAATGGGATTTTCCATGAGATTGATAATTTCATCAATGCTCTCGTCACCATTTATATTTTCTACATCTTTAGCTATCGTTGTTGTAAGCTTTTTTATCTTACGGGCAAATTCGAACTTTTTAATCTGTGCAGCAAAATAACATACATTGTCTTTACTGATCGGAAAATCAAGTAACGAATTAATGTATTCTAATTCTTGTGTTGAATTAACTACTTCTGACAGATTTAATTGTTCGGCAGCAGACAGTATTGCTGGAAGATCTATTGTCGCTTCACTCTGCAAAACCTTTGCTGCACACTTGTATAGAACTTGATTGTTCTTATGCGTAAAGCTATTGACATCTATTATGTCACATACTTCTACATAGGATTCCATTCCATACGCAAAAAGCCCAGCCAAAACTGCTCGTTCTGCTCCAATATCTGACAACTTGTGAGTCATTATTTATTGCCCAGCACACTTGTTACACCGTTGAAATTCACCATATGCCATTCTTGGATCAATATTAAAAGACTTACCACAGACATGACATTCAACGCGAGATTTTTTAGGAGACTTTCTCCTTCTTGTTACAGGTTTGTAATCAGGTGTCTCATTCAAATCGTCCTGATGTTCACTAAGATCATCAGTCCATGTATTTTTACCGGCTACCACTTTTCTATCTTCCCTCTTTTGTTTGGTTCTAGTGACAGAAAAGTCATCATTGACTTGTGCTGCCTCTACGGAATCTCCATTGGTTGGAGTAGAAGTACTTTCTGTGCTAGAAAGCAACTGTTTTAATAACACATTCTTTTCTTCGTCGGTCATGTCGCTGATATTAAAATCATTAACACTCATTTTCGTTTACCTTTCTCTAATAAACATTCGGCCTTCTTTTTTATATTGAACTCTCTACCTTCGAGAGATCTAATTCTCGACTCTGCTATATGTTTAAATTCTATCAATTTTTGTGCCACATGATTATCCTTTGTTATCATCGCTACTTTAATTTCTTTAGTTGTATAGAATTTTTCTACATCCATAAAATCTCTAGCTACGATCTTATTAATAAACTCTTCGCAAAATGATATTACATTCTGCTGCTTGGCTCTTTCTCCGATTAAGTAATCGGCATAATTATACAACAGAAACGCATAATTAAAACAATCTTCTTGTGACAAGTCTCTTAATTCTTTACCTGAAAATAATTCAGCTTCTTTTAGTTCCTCATGAAAATTTAAGGTTCCTAAGTTTTTATTGCTGATATAATCATCAATCCTCTGAAGGAATTCCTTTAGTTTTTCCTCGATATTAGAATTGTTCAATTTGTTCTCTCCAAGTTTCTATATCATCACTATATTTTAAAACGATTAGTGAGATTTCATTTAGCTCACACCAATCTTGCTTCAGGTTATCTCTTTTAATGGATTCTTTGAATCCCGCAATAGACTTATGAAAGAAAGCAGAATACTCATAGTGTTGCTTACCATGAACCTCAACAGCAACTTTAATATGTGGAATGAAAAAGTCAAGGAATAATGTGGATTTTAATGCTTTATTCCTGCTTCCAGGAAGCTTTACTTCTTCAAGAATCCAATGGCTACCATAGATGTCGTTCAACAATCCCCTAGCTGATAAATGAAATTTTGATCTCGGTCTTGGATCATTATTTTTTACAATATATTTATGTAGTTGTAACTTGTAGACCCTATCATTGAGACCTTTAACTTTCATATGAATTTCAGCTTATCTTGTAGGACTTTGCAGAGTGCTGGATATGTACTAAGAAACTCTGATACATTATCAAGACCTTGAACTTTAAAAAACTTTTCTATCTCTTCAGGCTTACTAACATCTACATCCTTTTCCTTCAATACTTTTTGTATCTCTTCATTGTCACTATCATCTATAAACGTATTCAAAGTAAACCATGAGCCAGACTTTTTAATCAGCGATAAATCAGTAGCTACGTTGGCTACTTCTTTAGCCTCGTCTATACCTATACCATATCTTATCCAACTTTCGGTTCTTGTGTTAGGTATGCCTCCGGCAGCAGAAGTCTTAATCAACCAATTGACTTTTTGGCCAAGATCTTCACCAGCACTAGATTGCCAACGTTCTTTATGGGTTATTACCATATTTGTACTAGCTTGATACTGTAACTGATTTCCACTGTCCGATTTCTTTTCAGGACTCCATTTAGAACCACCAGTGTTCGCTATGTTATGAGTAATACAAATCATAATTACACGGTTCTGTCTAATATCTGACGCGGTCCTCTTTAAAAATATAGACAACAATCTGGGTAGCTGTGCTCTTACCCTAGATGTCAAGTCGCCAATCATTTCTTCTTGCGGCAGCATATTAGATATAGAGTCAATGATTATAACAGCACCTTCATCTGACTTTATTACATCTGCTATCATATTCAAATATTGTTCAGCAGATTTCATTTCGTCATGAGGACCAATAACATTTACATCATCAACATTTAAACCTTTGATTCCTTCAAGATGCTTTCTCTCTAATCTACATTCAGTATCTACATAATACACTCTCTTGCCCATAGCCTGTGCTTTACTGGCAATATGTAAACAGGTCACGCTCTTACCCGTCTTAGGGTCGCCTGTCATCACAACTACTTGACCCTCTGTTAATCCTCCACCCAAAGCATCATCTAGGGCGGGAGAAACACTAACATTCTTAAGGTCTAAAATACTATCTAAAACCTTATTGCCTTTAGTAATCATGTCGCCATGAACTTTGTGCAATGAATTACAAATATCATCGCCCTCAAACTTATTTGACTTGCTACTCTTTCTTTTTGCCATTGAATTTCATATCCCTTAGTTTACTAAGTTTTGATCTTTTGCCAAAAGTAGAAGATCTTGTTTCCGGATTCTCTTTTACATCAAGCTGTTGATTTTTATCGAGATTCTCTTTTACTATCTTATCATATTTTTTGATAATAGGCAAGGCTCTTCTGTTCTTAAGTGAGAATATCCTCCCAAATTCTGTAGAATTGATAGCTCTAATAATGCCAGCCTCACTATATGTCTTCAATAGTGCATTTGCCGCATACAACTGTTTTAAATAAGTCCATTTCCAAGGATTTATATTCCAGAACTTATAAGGTAATGAGCCTTTATTTTTAAATTCTGCATATTTCATACACATGATTTCTGCAATATAAGCTGCACAAGTACAGTGTTCACCAGTAGACTGATGTTTATACTTGCTTTTTTCAGTTCTTTTTCGCATATATTAAAGCTTCTTCAAAACAATCTTCAATATTGTCTTCAATTTCTTTATCAACAACCAACTCTGGCACAATCCACATCTTCTTATACACTTTGTTTTGTTTCAAAATTCCAGTGGTGAAGTAATTCTTTGTGGTGCCACCAAATTGGCCCATAGCAGAACGTATTAAATACACACCTTCTGCGTCTGTCAAGTCTATTTCTACCTCATGCGAACGAAATTGTAAAGTTAATTCTTTTACAAAAAGAGCTTCTTTTTCACACTTCTCTTTGATAGAAAGCCATCCGTCATATTTGTCGTAGTAGAACTCTTGACCGTTCGTTAACATAACATTGATCCAAATAGCACTCTTATTGGATCTATATTGTTCAAGCCAATTAGTCTTTTTCATTTGTCTTTCCGGTCCCAGTTATACATGCGGCTTGTCTAGACGTAATCTTGCTTTTGGTAGTTTTAGCGTCGTCACTCATCTGAGAAGCATTCTGCGTCATAACTACAGACCCATTTCTAATACCAAATTGAGAACCAGCAGTAAATGCTTTTTGAGTCTCATCATCTTCTTGTTTTTTACACTTGGTAACGTGTCTCTTGACAAGAGTCTTTGCTCTGTCAAGCTCCTTGCACATATCATCAACACTCATTTCCTTGTATTGTTCTTTAATATAAAACTGTTCTGCTTTTCCAAGCGGTCCTTTTTTAACCATTGATAAATCCCCTTTGTGCTCTGATTATGTAAATATTGTTTTTTGTATGAAGATACATCATATAAAAGTCGAATACAGCTTTTGAAACCTTCTTCATCTTAACTGTCTCTGTTCTTTTTGATCTAATACGAGACCGTAAAGGGTCACATATCATACCGTCATCTTGCATTCTTACATAATGATAGTCGATGTTGCCCTGAAGAAGTACTTTAGCAAAAATGATTTCACTTTCATTTGTGACCTCTTTACCGTCTTTGTTAAACCATATAGTATCACGTTGCTCTTGTGGCAACAAGCTCGGATCTTGTATAAAATCAATATCCTTCATATTTTACCTTCCATAATATATGTTTGTTTTTGTTTAGCTGTCATCTTAGATATATCCCTTGTTGTTGCTGGCATGTTCTTATTTACTGATTTTTGTTTGCCTTTGTTTTTAATCGCAATACTATCTTCTATCTGACCCTTGTTCTTCTTGTAATTACGTTCTGCTAATTGTCCTATCGTTTTAGCATCATTGCATACGACATGAGATCCTCCATACACAATCCTTTCCAATGCATTCTTTCCACAGTGTGAACATTTACTCAGAGGTTTATCCTTAATGGATTGCTCTACCTCCAGTTCATGTTCGCAATTAGCACATTTATAATGATAAGTAATAATCGTATCTTCTCCTGTTATTATTCGTCAAAATCAAAAAGCGGTTTACCTTCAGTGTCTAAAAACACCTGTATGTCATCATCGACAGATGGTCTTCGATCATAGGATATTTTTAAAGTTACACCTTTAAACCGTATGACATTGAATTCGGTTTGATCTGAAAAAGCTGATGTACACACTCCGTGTTTTAAAACATCACGAACAGGAACGCCTTTGACAGAGTCACTAATACTCACAGGTTTTCCAAAGTCTCCAATCCATCCCACTAATCCATCAACGTTTATACTCTTAACTACTGTATTTTGATGTGACTTATTCACAAAAATCCCCTTCTAAGCTGCGTCCTCAAGAGCTGTTAGTATTTTCCCGATAATACTATTACGCTGTATATCGCTATAGTCAAAGTTAATAGTAGAAACACCTTCTATATTTTGCAATTTGTCTATACATACTGATAACCCACTTCTATTTTTGATGTCTGTTTGGTCTATATCCCCATTAATGATAACCTTAGAATTTTCGCCCATCCTAGTTATAAACATTTTTATTTGTTCTATTGTACAGTTTTGTGCCTCGTCAAGTATCATTATTGAATCGTGAAAAGTAGAGCCACGCATAACCTCTAAGGGCTTATAGCAAATTCTATCATTGTTAGAATAATGACCGTAATATACTTGACCGAGAAAATATTTAAAATGCTCTTGCATAGGCATCAAATATGGAGCTATTTTATCCAGTATGCCTCCGGGCAAAGATCCGATGTCCTTACCTGTACAAACAAGAGGTCTTGTTATTATAACCTTGTCTATGTCGTCTTTATGAAGATCACTTGAAGCTATGCCAGCGGCTATGAATGATTTGCCACTACCGCTTGGCCCAGAACAGAACACTACATCATTTTCTCTAATTGCTCTAATGTACTCCTTTTGGTTATCTGTTCTTGCTACGAGTGGTTTAATTTTTGGTGTTGTTTTTTTTGTGCGTCTCTTCATCATTGCTTTCTATTGGTTGGTAAAACATGTTAGGCACCAGATGATCCGAAACCTTTATCTTTCCTTTCTGTCTCTGTTAATTCCGCAGAGTTAACCATTTTAAATTTTGGAACTTCTTGAAATAATATTTGTGCAATTCTATCTCCGGCTTCTAATTGTATATTTTCAGTTGAAGTATTAAATAAACATACTTTTATTTCACCTCTATACCCAGAGTCAATCACTCCTGCTAGTATATCAATACCATTTTTAACAGACAAACCAGATCTAGGCCAAATCAACCCAACAAAAGATGGAGGTATTTCTAAAGATATTCCAGTACTAATCGTGCTTCTATCGCCACTTTTAATAATCACTGGATGTGTTGAGTACAAATCCCATCCAGCATCTGAGTCATGAGACTGTGTCGGAACATGTGCATTAGGTGCCAGTGATTTATATTTAATTTGCCAAAACTCCCCCATAGATTTTTCAACCGGTTCAAGAAAAGGAGATTTTTCTTCAATATCTGTTCTTCCTAGTTCATTAGTTTCCATTATATCAATTCCTTTATGGGAGTTCTATGTTCTAAGAGATACTGCGGCCTTCCAGTATTGTCGATAATCGTTTCGGTTGTTGGATCAATACCTATTGCTTTATACATTGTAGCACAAACTTCTTGGGTATGCACAGGTCTATCTACCGCTTCTTCTCCATATCTGTTGGTTGATCCGATCACTTGACCATGTTGCATTCCGCCACCAGCCAGCAACGCACAACTTACTTGACTCCAATGATCTCTACCTGCATCTTTATTGACTTTAGGAGTACGAC